CGTTGAGCTTTCGGAAGCCGAACAAAGAGCGCTCACCACCAATGCAAATTCAGCCGGCAGCGCAGTGCCCACCGTCACCTCGAACAAGATAGTCGACAAGGTACACCAGTATTGTCCCTTACTGAGCAAAATCGAACTGCTGAGGGTTCCCGGAGGCGTCACCATCCCGACCGAGGGAACGACTACAGACGCTAAGAAGCACGCAGAAGGCGCAGCGATTACCGCAGATCCCGACACACTCGGCAAGGTTACCTTGTCCGCTTACGAGATTACCAAGCTCGTCACCATCTCTAAGTCGGTTGAAAGGATGTCAATAGATGCCTTTGAGACATGGCTTGTCAACAAGATAGCAAGAAAGGTTTCCGAGGAAATCAGCCGGTTAATCATAAGCGGAACAGGCACAGGTGAGGCACAGGGCTTCACAAAAATCACATGGAACGCCACAAACTCCGTCGAGGTTGCGAGCGGTACTGCTCTGACAGAAGCGGATGTTGTGAAAGCGGTCGGTCTTCTCAACGGCGGATATGACGAAAGCTCCGAATGGTTTATGTCGAAGACAGCCTTCTTTACCGATTATCACCCACTGATGAACAAATCTAAGAACAACGTTGTCACCGAAAACAACGGTGTTTACAGGATTATGGGTCGCCCCGTGAACTTTGACGACAGATTTGGGAAAAATGAATCATACTTATGCAGTCTCTACAGAGGCTATGTCGGAAATATACCGGAGAGTGTCAACGTAACCTCGCAGTTCGTAGCTCGTGAGAATGCTTATGACTTCTTAGGCTGTGCCATGTTTGACGGCAGGATTCAGGCGGTCGAAGCGTTTGTGAAGGTTGTCAAGAAAACCGCCTGATATATCGGAGGTGTAAGGTATGGCGAATATAACGCCTAACTATATGCACGAAATTCGCCGCTACATACGCATAAACCATGACCGCCACGACGGCGAGATTACTGACCTGATAGAAGCGGCGCGAGCCGACCTTATGCAGGTTGGTATTCTCTCCGCAAAGGCGCAGGATGAAGGTGATCCGCTTATCAAGCGGGCTATTGTCTGCTATGTAAAGGCAAATTTCGGACTTGATAACAGCGATGCCGAGCGTTACAACGAGAGCTATCAATCGCTCAAGAGGCATCTGGCACTGTCAAACGAGTACACCAAGGAGGTTTGAGCTATGCTGTGGCGGGAAATTGGCTATTTATGTGTTGAGAAGCAGAAAATCGATTCCCTTGGAAAGCCTTATAAGACTTTTGAAAAGCGCGAGGTTTTCTGCAACGAAAAAGGAGTAAAGCGAAATGAGTTTTACCAGGCGCAGGCTCAGGGCTATCGCCCTGAGCTTTGCGTAGAGATAAAATCATCCGACTATAACCGTGAAGGACACTTTGAGTATGGTGGAGTGATGTATCGTGTCATACGTTCATACCCGGTTAAAAACGAGTGTGTTGAGCTTATATGTCAGTCCCTTGTCGTTGAAAGCTGATCAAGGAGGCGGCAATGGTACATAACACGAAAGCGTTTATTAAAGCCATGCGCGAGAGGGTCAATGAAGTATTGCCGACTTACTACGAGGAAGCACCAACGGACGGAATATTTCCCTATTCGGTAATGAATGGCATTAACATCATTGAGCTCGGAGACGGTGACCTTATTTCCTTCTATCTTGATATCTGGGTTGATGAAAAGATAGAAAACGCTACAGAACAGCTCGAAGGGTATTGCGACACGCTACGTAACGAGCTCACAGGCACGGTTATAGCCGAAGCCGGAGTATTCTATGGGCATATTGGCTTTGATAATCAGAATTCGATAGCTGACAGCGAATTTGATCTATCACACAGAAAATTATCCATGTCGGCAAGAGTTTTTTACTATTAGGAGGCTGAGAAAAGATGATAAAATCACTTTCCAAGAAACAGATAGAGCATATCCAGTACGATGAAAGCGTTATTTTTCTGGATTATGGGTTGGAAACCGAGCGCTACTTAGCCCCGACAAGGGGCGGCGGAGAATTTGTCGCAAATGGCACCATCCGAGATATCGAAGTTGACGGCAGAAGTGGCAAAACCAAGGGCTTACAGATTGTCGAGGAACAGGAAGCGGTCACAAAGGTTACAACCCTATGCATGAGTGCTGAAAACTTCAGGCTTGCCGTTCCCGGCGCAGAAATAGAGCAGGACGGTCAGGGCAACGAGTTTATCGAGAATCCGTCGTGCGGACTGATTCCCGATACGGCGTATCTCAAAAATATTACACAGTTCTGCAAGCTGCTTAACGGCAAACACGTCAAGATAGAAATCTTCAACCCGATGAGTGAAAACGGACTGAGCATAAAAGCACAGTCGAAAGCCGAGGGCGAGCTTGCACTTGAGATATACGCTCATGATGATATAAGCGAGCTGGATATAAAAGGTGGGCTCTGGCGTGTTACATGGCTTAAAGAAGCCCCAAATCTTAATTATGATAAGGACGGATTTGCAGAGGCTGCTCCTGCGTCCGAAGCACAGACCAAAAGCGCTAAGAGCGCCGAAGCACCCACAGAATCTTAATTTTTAAGGAGGTAAAACACTATGATAACCGTTAAAACTCTTCCCCTGCTGCTTAGAATCGTCGGAAAGTTGGACTTCAAGCCCGTCATTGAACCGCTCAAAAGCATGGACATCTTTTCTGAGCCCGAAAGCGGCGAGGACGCTTTAAAACAGCTTTCAAAAGAAAAAATCGGAGTTTTAGGCATGACTATTCTTGCCGAAATAACTCCTCAGCTCGGTAAAATAGCCGATGATATTCCGCCTTTAATCGCTGCCTATAAGGATATTCCTGTTGAGGAAGCTAATAAGCTTGATGCCGCAGAGGTTCTCAACGATATCATACATGATGACGGAATAAAAACTTTTTTCTCGCGTTTGTTGAAAAAGAAGCTCGCACCCGAAGCCTAAACCTCTTACATAAATACTACGACTGGCAGCTTATTGAGAATCTGCCTTTGTCGGCTCTTGATGAGCTGCTTTCGTTTGCTTACAAGGAGGAAAAACGCAAAGCCAAGGACGAACTGGCAAAACAGCTTCTTCCTCTTTGGCTTGTAAAGTCTGCACCCGCAATAATCAGAGGCGAGGAAGTGCCTATAAGCTTTTCGGATTTTATAGACATGACTGCCGGAGCGAGCACAGATACTAAACCGGTCAAGAAACCTCGGACGAAAAGAAGTCCGGAGGAAATAGAGGCGGAGTTTATGCCGATAGTCAGAGCCGACAGGCAGAAAGGAGGATAATCCTTGGCAAGTATTTTTTCACTTTTTGGTGAGGTACTGATAGATAATCAAAAAGCCAATCAAAGCATAGATGAAACCACCAAAAAAGCAGAAAAAAGTGGGTCAAGGATTGGCTCTGCTTTCTCTGCTATTGGTAAAGGAGCGCTTGCGCTCGGTGCTACTGTAGTTTCGGGGGCATCTGCAATTGGTACAGCGGCATATAGTGCCGCTACAAGTACTGCCGAACAAGCCGACTACATAGATAAGCTTTCCGAAAGGACAGGCATTAACCGAGAGGAACTTCAGCGTTGGAAGCATGCTGCAGACCAGAGCGGAGTTAGTGTTGATTCTTTTAAAAACGGCATTAAGAAAATGTCCGATGTTGTGGATGATGCAAATAACGGCTCAAAAACTGCGCAAACTGCCATAAGCAGACTTGGCTTGTCGCTTGATGAGCTTAACAAGATGTCCACTGAAGAGAAGTTTAACGCAATAACTGCGGCTTTGGCGGATATGGAAGACGGAGCAGAACGCAACGCTTTAGGCAATGATTTGCTTGGAAAAAGCTACACCGAAATGCTTCCTTTGCTGAACGCGGGCTCAGAAGGAATAGCGGCACTTAAAAAAGAAGCGGACGACCTCGGAATAGTAATGTCGGAGAGCTCGGTAAAAGCGGGCGTTAAGCTTGGGGACACAATAGCAAACGTAAAAGCCGCGTTCGGCGGAATCATGAATCAGATCGGTACAGCGGCTATCCCGCTGATTCAAAAGGGCGCCGACATGATTTTATCAGTTCTGCCGCAGATTCAGAACACGTGTGCACAGGCAATTCCGATTATTTCAAGCGTTTTCGATACTGTTCTACCTCCGCTTATGCAGCTTGCTCAAGCTCTTTTCCCGGCTCTTCTGGGTGTGATAACCTCGCTCCTGCCACTGCTTCAGTCGGCAATAACGTCAATCCTGCCGATAATTGTGCTGCTCATACAGCAGCTGACACCGTTTTTGGTGCAGATAGTCGATAAAATACTCCCTATAGTAGCTGAGCTCTTAGAGAGCTTAATGCCTCTGCTCACCGAGATAATTAAGTCTGTTTTGCCGGTTATAGTAGAGCTTTTAGAGCTTCTTTTGCCGCCGATAATTCAAATTGTGGAGGCTCTTTTGCCGGTCTTAACGTCGCTTATAGAGGCGCTTATGCCGATACTGGAGCCGCTTATGGACGCTCTGAGGTCGATTATAGAAGCAATTCTTCCGCCGCTGACCGAAGCGATTCGGTTCTTGACTGAAAAGGTAATGCCACCGTTGCAGGCTGTTTTTACTATAGTTGCCGAAGTAATAAGCTCAGAATTTAAAGGCGCCCTTGAGGGAATAAAAAAGATTTTTGATAACGTTAAAGGCGTCTTCCAAGGAATTATCGACTTTATCAAGAACGTATTCACGGGCAATTGGAAAGGTGCATGGGAAGCAGTTGTAAAGATATTCTCAAATATATTTGAGGGTATCGCAAACGCCTTTAAAATTCCCATAAACTGGGTAATAGATGGCATAAACGGCTTCATTAAAGGTCTTAATAAGATTCAAATTCCCGACTGGGTACCGCTTGTCGGAGGGAAAGGCTTCAACATAGCCGAGCTAAAACGTCTCCGCATTGGTATGGAGTATGTACCCTATGACGATATGCCGGCACTCTTACATAAGGGTGAGCGCGTTCTTACAGCCTCTGAAAACAAGGAATACGGCGAATATGAGAGGCAGAGAACCTCGGGCGAATATTCTGATCGCGTACCGATTATAAAGATAGAATTTGACGAGAAGTCCATTTATATTGACCGCCTTGACGGCAGAGATGAAAAAGACATAGACAGCTTTGTAGATATGATAATCGAGCTTATCTACGAAAAAATCAAGAGGAAAAGAGTGGTGTTTGAATGATGAAGGGATTACCGTTTTTCGTATATAAAGACCGCCACTCACTTGATTTCGGGCTGCTCATAGTCAAGAAGGGCTCTTTCATGGGTGCTGCTCGTGACGTTTCACGTGTGAGCGTTCCGGGGCGGAGCGGCGACCTTATCATTGACAATGGACGATACAGCAATATATCAATCCCGTATGAGTTGACGCTGTTAAACAAAACAGAGTATTCATTTGAATCGCTTGCAAGACAAATAAGAGGATGGCTTTTATCCGGAGCGGGCTACTTCCGCCTTTGGGACAGCTACGACCCCGATTATTTCCGCCTTGCCTCCTACTCGGAGGAGGTAGACTTGGAACAGGAGCTAAGGCAGCTCGGCACGCTCTCAATATCCTTTGACTGCAAACCGTTTAAGTACTCCGTGGCAGGTCAAACCCCAGTCACATTCACGCAGGCAGGCTCCTTGTATAACGCCGAGCAGTTCCCATCCGCGCCGTATATAAAAGTCGTCGGGAACGGCAATATAACGCTTACGATTAACGATAACAGCTTTGTACTTCGGGATATAAACGAATACATAGAGCTTGACTTTGAGCTTCCGAACGCCCACAAAGGCGGAGAGCCTAAAAACAGCCATGTATCGGGTGCGGATATGTCAAGTCTGCGGCTTGTGCCGGGTTACAACTCCATTTCATGGACTAGCTCTGTGGAGCGTGTAGAGATAACTCCGAGGTGGTGCACACTATGATTCCGGTATTATACGATAAATCGGAGCGGGACTTCTCGCACAACGGCATCGGCTTTTTATCCGATGCCATTAAGGCGACTGTTACCGAGGAGCGAAACGGCGCTTTTGAACTGTCGCTACAATATCCAATCGGCGGAGTGTGGTTTGATTTAATTCAGAACAGCTCGATAATCAAGGCGAAGCCGAATGAAACCTCAGAGCCTCAGCTCTTCAGAGTTTACAAGGTCAGCAAGCCTCTGAATGGCATTGTTACATACTCCGCCGAGCATATCTCCTACGATCTGAGCGGAGTTCCTGCGCTTGGATTCAGCATGAGCAATACCGCAGCTGAGGCTGCTATGGAGCGGGCTATAAGCGGCTCTGTAGTTCCTTGCCCTTATACTGTTCATAGCGATATAACGGATATAATGCCCTTCTCCGTCGAAGCTCCCGCATCGGTGCGTTCTATTCTCGGCTCCGTTCGGGACACCTTCGGCGGCGAGCTTGAGTTTGACAACTTTTCAGTATATCTGCATAAAGCTCGCGGACAGGATAACGGTGTAACAATTGAGTACGGTAAAAACCTCACCGACTTAAAGCAGGAGGATAATATTTCCGACTGCTACACTCACATTCTGCCATATGCCGCGTATCAGGTAGAGCCGGAAGAATACAACGAAAACGCCGAGCCGGAAACCGTATATGTTTATCTGCCCGAAAAGATAATCCCTATTCCGGGTTCAGAAAGCTTCGGACATATCAAGGCTTATCCTATAGACTTCTCCGACCGCTTTGAGGATGGTGCAGACTTCACCGAAGCTGCACTTCGGGAGCTTGCCGAGGATTATCTTTCGGATACGGATATTGGCGCTCCGAAGGTGAGCCTGACCGTCTCCTTCGTCCAGCTGTGGCAGACCGAGGAATACAAAAACATAGCCTCGCTTGAACGCGTGAAGCTATGTGATATTGTGACTGTTAAATTCCCACGCCTCGGAGTTGAGAGTAAAGCGGAGGTTATAAAGACAGTTTTTAATGTCCTCAGCGAACGATATGAAAGCATAGCGCTCGGCGACGTTAAAGAAACGCTCGCAGACACAATCATCGAAGCTGAAAAAGAATATAACGCCAGCCAAATCCAGGTTCTGGAGGGACTGGAGGCCGTCCGGAAGCGTCCGGGCATGTATATCGGCTCCACCGGGCCCAGGGGCCT